AAATAATTCGGAAGTGTCACTTCCGGTTAATATCACCGTATTTTCAAGGCGTTCACGCTATCAAAGCGTGGACGTCTTATTTTTTTGCCTATTTTATGGGCTTTTGAATCGATGGAGCCGGAAATCCCACTTCCTCGTGCTTTTCGTCGTTCCCGACTACAATATAGGTGTGAGGTAATTCCTCACCAAAATCATCATCAATTGTACCGACTGATCTCCGGTAGCTCAACGATTCATGGTGAACAATTTAATAATAACAGCTGCCTTGTGAGCAGGCCGCTGCAATCCGGAACGGAGTAATTCCGTCAGGACTGCGGTTCTTTCATTGCGCCTTTTTGCAGCTGTACCAGAGTTCCTCCGTTTCGAGACATCGACAAACGGAGGAACTTATTATGTCAAAGAATGCAAATCAAAGTCAAAACAACACCCGTCGTATCTACATCCGCAGCCAGCGCCGCTGGCAGGAAGTACCCGAAGAAATCTATCAGGAACACACCCGCTTCCATGACACCTACCGTCACAGAATGCAGGACCGTGGCCTCTGCTGCTGTCCTCGCAATAAATGGTGGGTCTGTGATGCCGACTGCCTGACCTGCGAATATCGCAACGCTGATGTTATCGCATCGCTGGATTCTCCTATTGGTGAGGAAGACGATGACCTGATTCTGATGGATACCATCGCTGATGACAGCGTGGCTGTTTCTGAACTGGCAGCTGACCGTATCGTTTTGGAGCAGCTGTTCAAGCGCCTCGCCGACCTGATGCCGGAAGCCGCTGATATTGGAAAGCTGCGTATGCAGGGCTTTTCCGATGAAGCAATCGCCAAGTCCATCGGCATTCCTCGTACAACCTTCCTGTCCCGCATCAAAGCTGCCAAGAAACAGTTAGAGAAGGAATATCCTGACTTCTTCTAATATGTAGTACATCCACTCTGGCCGCTGGGACAACCGGCGGTCAGAACTTTTTTCAAAAATTTTTCTTCATCTTTCGTCAAACGGCATCGCTCATCTCCAAAAGGGAGTGTAAGGAGCAGAAAACAAGCTGCTCCACCACGAACAGGAGGTGAACGAAATGACTCAGGCCCACAGCCGCACCGTGGATACCGATGCCGAGGTAATTGAAATCCTCGTTGCAATCAGTCAGGTATCCGCACGAATGGCAAGACGACTCAGCATTCTTGCCGCAAGACAATCCGAGGAAGGAGGAAAACATCATGAGCAAAATGAGCGACATGGCTATGACCATCGAAGAGCTGCGCAATGCTGCCGCTGCCATTACTGATGTAGCCAACTATCTGGCCGAGATGTTCTCCGGCAATGCAGCCGAGGAACAACCGGAAAAGAAAGCTCCGGACCAGAAGCCAGCCTTGACGCTGGAACAGGTACGAGCAGTTCTTTCTGAGAAATCCCGTGCCGGTCACACGGCAGGCGTCCGTGAGTTGCTCCAGAAATATGGTGCCAGCAAGCTCTCTCAGGTGGACCCTGCAAATTATGAAGCGCTGCTTCGTGATGCGGAGGTGATTGGAAATGCCACCTAAAGCACACGCCATCCTGTCAGCGTCCTCTTCTCACCGCTGGCTCAACTGTCCGCCTTCGGCAAGGCTCTGCGAAACCTACGAGGACAAAGGTTCCGATTATGCCGCCGAGGGTACCGACGCACACAGCCTCTGTGAATACAAGCTCCGCAAGGCGCTGGGCATGGGTGCTGTTGACCCGTCGGAACATCTGACTTGGTACAGTGAGGAAATGGAGGACTGCGCCAACGGTTACGCAGCCTACATCTTGGAGCTGGTGGAAGCCGCCAAAGAGGTCTGCTCTGACCCTGTGGTCCTTATCGAACAGCGTGTCGATTTCTCCCGCTGGGTAGAACAGGGCTTCGGAACCTCGGATGCCATCATCATTTCAGACGGAACGCTCCGTGTCATTGACTATAAGCACGGCCTTGGCGTTTTGGTTGAAGCGGATAACAATCCCCAGATGATGTGCTACGCTCTCGGCGCACTGGAGCTGTTCGACGCAATTTACGACATCGATACTGTCGCAATGACCGTGTACCAGCCAAGACGCCAGAATGTATCCACCTTTGAGATGTCCAAAGATGACCTGTATCGCTGGGCCGAAGAAGTCTTGAAGCCGACTGCGGAGCTGGCCTTCGCCGGTGACGGAAACTTTCTCTGCGGCGAATGGTGCGGTTTCTGTAAGGCCAAGCATGAATGCAGGGCCAGAGCCGAAGCCAATCTGCTCCTTGCACAGTACGATTTCAAACTGCCTCCGCTGTTGGAGGATTCGGAAATCGAGGTCATTCTCTCCCGTGCAGATCAGCTGGTCTCTTGGGTGAACGACATCAAGGAATATGCGCTTCAGCAGGCCATCTCCGGTAAAGACTGGACCGGTTTCAAGCTGGTCGAAGGTCGCAGCAATCGCAGATACACCGATGAGGCCGCTGTAACACAAGCCGTTACCAGCGCTGGCTTTGACCCGTATGAGCGCAAGCTCCTCGGCATCACTGCCATGCAGAAGCTGCTCGGTAAGAGCCGCTTTGAAGAACTCCTGTCCGCTTACATCGAAAAGCCGCAGGGCAAACCCACACTTGTACCGGAAAGCGACAAACGCCCGGTCATGAATAATGCAAAAACTGATTTTATGGAGGAAAACGATTATGAGTAAGAATGTAAAACCTGTAAATCCCATGAAGGTCATCACTGGCCCTGAAACCCGCTGGAGCTACGCAAATGTTTGGGAGCCTAAGTCCATCAACGGTGGCACTCCTAAGTACAGCGTCAGCTTGATTATCCCTAAGAGCGACACCCGCACCGTTGCCAAGATTAAGGCTGCTATCGAAGCTGCCTACAAGGAAGGCGAAGCCAAGCTCAAGGGTAACGGCAAGACTGTCCCTGCACTTTCCGTTCTGAAGACTCCTCTTCGTGACGGCGATTTGGAGAGACCTGACGATGCCGCTTACGCCAATGCCTACTTCGTCAACGCCAACGCTACCACTGCTCCCGGCATTGTGGACGCAGACCGTAATCCTATCATGAGCCGTTCCGAGGTTTATTCCGGCGTATACGGTCGTGCCAGCATTACCTTCTACGCATTTAATAGTTCAGGCAACAAGGGAATCGCCTGCGGCCTCAACAATCTGCAGAAGATTCGTGACGGTGAGCCTCTCGGCGGCAAGGCAAGCGCTGAGTCCGATTTCAATACGGATGAAGACGAGGATTTCCTCGACTAATCACCTGATTTCCCAGCAGGGCGACGGAGCAATCTGTCGCCCTGTTTGGGTATGGAAAGGATGTGACAATTCATGAAAACACTGAGTATCGATATTGAAACTTACAGCAGCGCTCCACTGCAAAAATCCGGTGTGTACCGTTATGTGGAGGCTGATGATTTTGAAATTCTCCTGTTTGGCTATAGCGTGGACTCCGGCCCGGTGCAGGTGGTCGACCTTGCCTGCGGTGAACATATCCCGAAGGAAGTATTACTGGCGCTGGAGGATGACGAAGTCATCAAATGGGCCTTCAATGCCACCTTTGAACGCATCTGTCTGTCCCGCTTCTTAGGTTATCCCACCGGCGAATATCTAAATCCCGAAAGCTGGCGCTGCTCCATGATCTGGGCAGCTACGATGGGACTGCCTCTGTCATTAGAAGGTGTCGGTGCCGTTCTGGGCCTTGAAAAGCAAAAGCTCACGGAAGGCAAAGACCTGATTAAATACTTCTGCCAGCCCTGCGCACCTACGAAATCTAACGGTCAGCGCACCCGCAACAGACCGTTCCATGCACCGGATAAGTGGGCCGCTTTTAAGAACTACAACCTGCGAGATGTAGAAACCGAAATGGGCATCCAGCAGCGTCTGGCCAAATTCCCGGTATCCGCTACTGTCTGGGAGGAATATCACCAGAGCGAAGAAATCAATGACACCGGTGTGCGCTTGGATATGGAGCTGGTGGCACAGGCCATTGAAATGGATACGCAGTCCCGTCAGAAGCTGACTGCCTCCATGAAGCACATGACCGCATTGGAAAATCCAAACAGTGTGCAGCAGATGAAGCAGTGGCTGGCTGACAACGGCATGGAAACCGACAGCCTTGATAAAAAGGCCGTGAACGAGCTTCTGAAAAAGGCTCCACCAGAGCTTGCGGATGTCCTGCTCCTGCGCCAGCAGCTGGCAAAGTCCTCTGTTAGGAAATATCAGGCGATGGAAAACACCGTATGCGCTGATGGCCGTGCCAGAGGCATGTTTCAATTTTACGGAGCCAACCGTACTGGCCGCTTCTCCGGTCGCAATATCCAGCTGCAAAATCTCCCACAAAACCACCTGCCGGATCTGGCCGAAGCTCGTGCGCTGGTCCGCTGCGGTGACTTTTCTGCCGTAGAACTGCTCTACGAAGATGTACCGGACACCCTCTCTCAGCTTATCCGCACCGCCTTTATCCCCAGAGATGGCGCTCAGTTCCTTGTGGCGGACTTTTCCGCTATCGAGGCCCGTGTCATCGCTTGGTACGCAGATGAAAGCTGGCGACAGAAGGTCTTTGCCGAAGGCGGCGATATCTACTGCGCTTCTGCCAGTCAGATGTTTAAGGTCCCGGTCGAGAAGCATGGTGTCAACGGCCACCTGCGTCAAAAAGGTAAAATTGCTGAATTGGCGCTTGGCTACGGCGGCAGTGTCGGTGCGCTCAAAGCAATGGGTGCTATTGAGATGGGCCTGACCGAAGATGAACTTCCTGCATTGGTGGATGCATGGCGACAGGCCAACCCGAAAATTGTCGAATTTTGGTGGGTCGTGGACCGTGCTGTTATGGAAGCTGTGAAGTATAAGCACACGACCAGCCTTTACGGACTGACCTTCTCCTGCAGGAGCGGGATGCTCTTTATCACGCTTCCTTCCGGCAGACGCTTGGCCTATGTAAAGCCCAAGGTCGGCATTAACAAATTCGGCGGCGAATGTATCACTTACGAAGGTGTCGGTGCTACGAAAAAGTGGGAGCGTCTCGATTCCTACGGCCCGAAATTCGTCGAAAATATTGTGCAGGCCACAGCAAGGGACATCCTTTGCTATGCAATGCAGACCTTACGCTGCTGCAGTATTGTTATGCATATCCACGACGAAGTTGTTATTGAAGCAGATCCACGCATGTCACTGGATGCTGTATGTGAACAGATGGGCCGCACTCCTCCGTGGGCGACCGGGCTGTTGCTTCGTGCCGACGGATATACCACGCCATTTTACAAAAAAGATTAAAAAGTCTTCGTCAAAACGGAGCGTTCATCTCCAAAGGGTATTAGAGGTGGACGCTCTTTTTCTATGCCCACCGGAAAGGAGGATTCGTGTTTTGAGTATCAGCAAATTCAACAGCGAGGGATATTTTGACCCAACTGCTTACGGCGCACTGTCAGTCATTGACCGTGAGGAACGCTCTCTTCGCGCATTCAGACCCATCGTTTATATCTGTTCTCCCTATGCAGGAGACATCGAAGCCAATGTGGATGCAGCCAGACGCTACAGCCGCTTTGCCGTAGAACAGGGATACATCCCCATCGCACCTCACTTGCTATTTCCGCAGTTCCTGAACGATGCGGACCCGAAGGAACGCCAGCTTGGTCTCTTCTTTGGAAATGCCCTGATGAGCAAATGCTCCGAAGTCTGGGTATTTGGCAGTCGCATCTCAGCGGGCATGGAAGCAGAAATCGAAAGAGCCAAGTGGAAGAACTACCGCTTACGCTATTTCACCGAAAATTTGAAGGAGGCTTAACCCCATGTATGAAGTAATCGAAAAAAGAAGAATTTTGCCGGATGGCACTGAGATTTCCACCTATACCCGTGACGTGATCAGCGCCAATATTCTCGAAGTGGAAGCTGGCACCACCGGCTATATGGGCGGCGACAGCGGCCACGGCGGTCGTACTTATTTCCGTATTCAGGACAGCGCCAGCACCGATATGGAAATCCGTACCTTTGTAGATAAGCATGGCAGCAATGGCTTTGAAGTGTTCCTCGGTGGCGACTGTGAGTTGGAAACCACCATCCGTGCGCTCAAGTTTATCACCAAGGTGCTGGAGGACGAGTCCAAGGAGGTGTACGACTAA